GCTGCAGGCCGGTGGTGGGGTCGATGTCGGGGTTGATCCCACCGTCGCCACCTCCACCACCGTCGCCGCCCGTGGTCGTGATCGACTGCGAGTAGCCCGCCGTCTGCGCGAGCCGGTTGGCGACCGCCGCACGAGCGGCGTCGAGATTGTTGAGCGCGGTGTTGTAGCCGCCTGCGTAGGTGTTGCCCGCGCCGTAGAGCTGGTTGAGCAGATCCTGCATCCCCTGGTACTGGCCGGTCTGGTACTGGCGCTGCAGGTTGCCCTGCTCGATCGCGGCGGCGCCCGAGCGGCCCTGCCCGCCAGCGGCAAGGTCATAGGGGAGGTTCTGGTTTGCCTGCTGGAGTTGCAGGTTGAGCTGTGCCTGCTGGCTCATCGGGTTGGCGGCGGCGGCGGTGAGCGTGCCTGGGGTCACGTCCCCGGCGTAGCTGGCAAGTCCCCCCGTCATCTGCGGCGTGTAGCCCGAGTTGATAACTGCGCGCTGGATCGCGTCGGCGCGTGCGGCGGCGAGCTGGTTGGTTTGGGCGTTGAAGGTGCCCATCGCCGCGATCGAGCCGGGATCGCCGAGGATCTCGTCCTGATAGACCTGATTCGGGGACATGATCGTGGTCGTCGTCTGGCTGTTTCCACCACCGCCACTACCAGCCCCGCCAACGAGGCCGGTGCCGAGCTTGGCGCTCGTGCCGATGCCGCCGCCCACACCTGCGCCCGCGCCGAAAGTGTTGGCGTCGATCGAGGCGCCGATCGGCCTCCGCAGCGCCTGCGAGGCGCCGAGTAGCGAGTAGGGCTTGGACTGGCCGTAGTTCCAGCCCGAGCCGGTGTAGCCGATCGGAGTTATCGCCATCAGCTCTCCTTCATGTCACGATCACCCACTTGGTGTTGACGACCGGCGCCGCGATGTTGGGCACCTGGAAGTTCGGCCCCGAGCCGCCGAAGGTGTAACCGATCGCCTTGAACAGGTCTGCCTGCGCTCCCGTGTCGTAGAGGGCGCCGTCGCAGAGGAGCGTGTTGTCGGGCAGCGCCGTCCCTGCCCAGAGCACGCACGTCCCGGTCTGGAGCATCCCGAGCGCGCCGCTCATGCCGGGGTCGAGGCCGAGCGCCGTCGTCAGCCCGATCGTCGCGCTCATCGGTAGCTTGATGTCGCTGATCTCCAGCCAGTTGACGAGCCAGGTGCGGAAGACCATCGGGATCGAGAGCGGGTCGGAGAACATCCGCTGCATGAGCTGCTGTTCCTGCTCGCTGAGCGGACGATTGTCCGAGCGTGGGTCGGCGAGGCCGAGGTCGACGCTGCTCATACGCGGCTGCGCTCGATCGTGTGAGCGTCGACGGCGAGGTCGCTGACCCGCGTCACCGTCGTCGGCTGGAGCTGCTGGAGCTGGAAGGCGACCCCGTAGGGGGCCTGGCCGACCGGGACGCGGAAACGTGTGTAGCCCGAGGTCATCGGCAGCGTGCCTGCGATCGTCCAGGTGGTGTCTTGCGGATTCAGGATGTAGGCCATCTGCAGCGGGTCGCCCGCCGCCTGCGGCTTCACGCCGTTGCCGTTGGCGGTGAACTCCTCCTCGCGGAAGCGCCGCTGCCAGTCGACGGGGACGGGGTCGTCGCCCGCGAGCGAACCTGAGCGGGCGTCGTAGCTCAGGTAGACGAAGCGGACCCGCTTGCGCCCTTCGGGAGCGAGCCTGTAGTAGCCCGTCTCCAGGTAGGGCAGCACCGCGTTTCCATCGGCGTCGAGGCCGGGCGTGCCTGTCATCGCGGGGAAGAAGCAGGCCGAGAGCCGCCCGAGTCGGCTCGTCCCGTGCATCCCGCCCCAGATCCGCTCCATCCCGGTCGTGCCTCCCGAGGCCCACATCGAGACGGCGTCGATGTTGGAGAACCTGAACCACTGGCGGGCGTTCAGGTCGCAGACGAGGCAGTCGATGATCCCGTCGGTGCGGACGATCGAGACGATGTAGTAGTCGAGGAAGACGGTGGCCGAGATCGACTGCTTCTTGTTGTAGAGATTGCGCCAGTAGCTCTGAATCGATCCTTGCTGGACGAGGTTGCGCAGGACGGCGCCGTCGGTGATGTGGACGCCGTGCTCGTCGGCGAAGAGCACGTTCTCCTGCCAGTAGGCGATCGTCTTCGGCTCGGTCGTGCCGACCTGGTGGAAGAGCGGCTCAAGGATCATGTCGCCCTTGTTCGTTCCCGCAGGCGGGCGGGTGCCGCGCAGGCGCTCGATCGAGCTGGGGTGGAAGACGAGGATGACGGTGCGCAGCCCGGCGAGGCCGGTGACCTGGCCCGAGGTGCGCCAGAAGGCGTTCGGATCCCAGGTCTGGGTGATGTCGTCGGGTGGCCCCCAGTAGACGGTGTCCTCGTGGCCGACCTGGTTGGCGCCGACGAAGTACTCGCCCCAGATCGTCCCGTAGCGGACGTTCGGCGCTCCCGAGCCTGCGGCGATCGGTGCTCCCGTGGGCGGCACGATCGCCGGGGGCACCGCGCCCGCGCCGTCCATCCAGATCACCTGGTCGAAGAGCATGACCGGGTTCTGCCTCGCGACCGGCACCGTGCCTCGATTGGTCAGGCCGTAGGGGGAGTTGTTGCCGATCTGGTAGAGGGTGCCGTTAGCGGCACCGAGGTTCTGCTCTCCGCTCGTGTAGGCGGCGAGGCCTCCCGCCTCAAAGTCGGCGCTCGCGCCCACGTCGCTGCCCCAGACCCAGCCGCCTCTGCTCGTGAGAAGCGAGTCGACCATCAGGGGGACGTAATCGACGACATCCCAGAGGTAGCCGGGCGCCATCGCCTCGCGTGCCATGTCTCGCGCGAAGGCCCTCGCGCCGCGCAGGACCGAGGTGGGAGACGCCACTAGGTGTACGACCCCGAGCCGGAAGTGGAGTGCAGGCGGACCTGGGAGCGGGGGCCTCTGGCGGTGCCGCGCTTGTTGACGCCGATGCGGATCTGGGCGAGCCTGCCCCCGCGCCCGTCTTCGCCCTCGTAGAGGACGCGGTAGTACTCGCCCTGCTGGGAGCTGCCGTCGTCGGCGTAGTCGGCGAGCTTCCACATCGCGTAGCTGACGATCGCGTCATGCCACTCGTCGGGGATGGCGCCGTGCACCTCGTCGGCGGGCGAGTCGGTGTCCGCCGCCATCTGCGTGGGCCGCAGCACCGCCCAGACCTGGAGCTGCCCCGCCTCGCTCGGGACCGGCACCACCCGGAGCACGTCAGCGCGGATCAGCGTGAAGCCGTAGGGCGGGTCGAGTGGCGTGGCCGGGCCATACCACTGCTCGGGCTGGATCGCCCCGTAGTCGTTGTAGGCCTCAGCCTGGTCGCGGCGGTAGCGGCGGTAGACGCCGTTGTCCACGTCGACGAGGGCGAGGATCTGGTGATCAAGGGTGTACTCGTCAACACCCGCACTGACGTTGAGGAGGACGCAGCGGACGACGCAGCGCGTGCGCGCGAGCACGTCGATCGTGCCCTGGTAGAGCTTGTCGGCGACGAACTGGTTCTCGTCGAACGGGGTCACCGCCTGCAGGCCGAGCCAGGCAACCACCTGTCCGCGCATCTGTCCCAGGTTCACTTCTCCTCCTTGCCGTTGCGACCGGGCAGCGCGACCACGATCATCGCGACCCCGCCGAGCAGACCCAGCACAGCGAGCAGGTCGGTGTCGAGGTCGCGGTTGCGGATCAGCACGACCAGCGAGATCACCAGCACCGCGACCGCGAGCAGGATCAGCCACACCTCCCGCCTGACCGTACTCACAGCGGGCGTCCGGCGTCGAGCTGCTTCCCGACGAGCGGCGCCCCGTGGGTGTAGTTGGTGTGGTGGCTCATCTCCTGGCCTATGCCCCAGAGGCGCTCGACGTTGATCCCGACGTGGACGTGAGGGGCGTCGGGGTGTGAGGCGACCTGGCCGACGACCTGACCGCGCGAGAACCGCTTCCCGACGGACGGTGAACTTGTCAGGTGACCGAACCACCAGCGCAGCCCCGAGTCGCCGTCGGCGTAGAAGGCAACCCCGTGCGAGGCGCCGCCCGTGCGGGTCACCGTCAGCGGCTCGGGTGCGATCACCGAAGCGCCCGCGTGCCAGACATCATCGAAGGCCGGGTAGAACGGAATCCCCGAGGTTGCGTGGGTGAGGTCGTGCTCGCGGACACCCTGGCCGTTCTTCTCGACCGGGCCGAGATCGATCTTCGCCGTCGGCTCCTGCCCGCCGAAGATGTCCCACGCCTCGGCAATCAGGTTGGCGGCGACGGCATCCATCGCCATCTCCCCCGCGTGTGCCTTGCCCTCGGGGACGCGGATCGAGCGCAGCGTGTTGAAGGTCTTCTCGCCGATCCAGCCCGTGTCCGAGATCCCCTGCTGGCGCTGCACGCCCGCGAGGCCCGAGTTGATCACGTTGCCGCCCGTGCCGTGGGCGAAGCCGTTGGAGTAGGCCTCGTCGAACTCCTGCCAGGGCCAGCGGCCTGCGCGACTGACCGTGCGCTTGTAGGCCTCCACGTCGGGGCCGTTGACGCTCGGCTTCTTCCCCGACTCGCTTGAATCAGGAGGGTAGAGAGGGCGAAGCTATGGGAAGCCCGGTACGACCACCATTTTCCCGCCAGCATACGGATGCGTCCACCAGGCCTCGCTCATAACATCACCTCCCTTCGATCGCCACGACGCAGGGCCAGGGGAGGCGTCCCGTGGCCCCACGCCGGGCCGACGAACAGCTATGCGGCGCTGCTGCTCGACGCGGACGAGGTCTTGCTCGACGTGCTCTTCGCCGACGCGCTCGTCGAGCTGTCGTCCTTGGCCTTGGCTGCATCCTCGGCCTCCTTGCGGCGGCGCTTGACGACCGCGTCCTCGGCCTCCTCGACTGCTTCCTTCTCGTCCTCGTAGGCCTCGACCTGAGCCTCGTAGATCTTCTGCTCGACCTCGGGGACGGTGCCCGTGGCGAAGACGCCCGAGGGGTCGCGACTGCCGTACCCCGCCTCGGGGTCGCCGACTGCGAGCGACTCCTTGCGCTCCTCCGCGTTCTCAACGCTCGAC